ACTAGGTCTTTAAAATAAGGGACAAGTGAAGTGTAATGGATTTTTGGTTTTTTATATTCATCCAACCTCTCATGCTTTTGGCTATCATATTCTTCTTTTTTTATTTTTATAATTTTAGCCCCGTCAAAAACTATATAATATGGCTTGTAGACCCTTCTTTGCATATCAAGGACTTTATAAGTATCGTTTTCTTTATCGTAATTCGGGTTAGAACTAAATTTGCCAGATGCATATTTTTTGACGGTTTCGGCGAGATTATTCCACCAACCACTTTTGTCGTTACGCTTCATCTCTGCTTGTAAATCCTCGTAGTCGTCGCCATATTTATCAATTATTTCATCTATGGTCATCCATGTTTCTTTAATAATCCAACGACATTTTTTAAGTTCTATGTCTTCTGTGGTGGTCTCCGGGTCTAAATATATGTACATATTATTTGCCAACCCATACTCAAAATCCAGATAACCGTATTCGTTCATAACCACATTCCGTTCAATCCACCCACCCATTTTACTTATTAGTCCTGTCAAAAAAGCTCCGCCAAAAAGGTCTTCGATATTTTGTGAATCAGCTAATGCGTCCCATCGCCCCTTTAATATTTCATTGAGTTCAATGGCATTCCCTAGTTTCCTCGGTTTAAATCTTGCTATATTTCTGCTTAATTGCTCATTTCCTATAAGTGCGTTCATAATTGCAACAACAATATTATATCGGAGGTATGGCTTGTTTTTCTTTTTGCTTCTGCAATTTGTTCATCTGTCCACGTATTATCATTATAATAATTCATGCACCGTTCAGAATCCACCCTCGCATCTGTAAAAGCGAGGAAAGAATGTCGATATGCTGCCAATACCTCTTCAGCTTTATTTTTCATGCAGTTCTCCAATCTCCACCGCCGGATGGATTATTTTTCCACATATTAAGCATCCATAGTGGAATCCCGGTTGGTTTAGCTATCATTGGGGCGTTAAGAACTTCAACGGCTCCATACCTTAATGCATCATATCCGTGATCATCGCCACTGGTATCTACATCTTCGATATCTTTTTCAGAATTTGGAATAACCGGCATTGTCTCTATCATATAAGAACAATTGTCTGTAAATCTGATATATGGTACCCCATCTTCCGGTATATCCAGCCCATTATAAACAACTTTTGCACCCGCTTTCCTGTCATTATTAGCCATCGTTAAATAAATATTCTGATCCATATAGAATGATTTAGGAGAGTATAATTCTCCGTTTTTTTCTCCGCCTTTTATTTGATATGCCGGGTCAGCTATATCCATCTCAAAATCAGATGTTTTTAGTTTATATTTTTCCATAGAATAATCAGTAACAAGTTTTGCCTGTTTTGATGGGGATAAACCCTTTTGGACAATTTCATCAAAAATAACCATCTTCCTATCGCTACCGATTGCCGCAAATAAACATACAAACGGGCTGTGTGTTCCATAGTCATAAAACCTAAATAATTTATGTGATGATTTACTGAAGTTCTTCCCATATTGGAAGAGTTTTGATGGGATAACATGTTTTTCTTCATCCCACATATCGAAGAACGATCCGCTGAAAACACTCCAATCCCCTTCTAACCACATTCGCCCTTCTTATCGGGTGGCAATGATTTTAAATAAATAACATATTTGGGATTATTATCTGTGATAGATGGGTTGTCAAATACCACCGATGGTATATATTNCNAAGAAATACCATTCTCGTCCACATATGCATCCCCTGATTTTTTCGGTTGGTATGATACATCGAATCTCGGATCATGTATTTTGCGTCCAACCGGTTTTGGTCTGCACCTGTCAACAAAATTCTTTTTTAAAGAAAGGTGCCCTATCCCCCCGGGGGTTAGACGTCAAGCATACGAATGGTTTCAATTCTTTATTTGATGTCCTGCATGAGGATATAATATCTTCTATCCACTGCCATGGGAATTGGTTAGCTTCGTCTATCCCCACAAAGTGATAGTTTCCACCAATATAATTTTCGAGAGCCTTCCTGTCTCTACAGTGGACTAAATATATTGTTGCCCCCGATGGGAATACATATCTTTTGTTCCGCTCTTGCCATGAGCCTTGGAAAAACTTAAAGATTTTATCACATTCTGGCTTTAGATTTCTTTCAAGCTGTGGGAATGTTCGCCGGATTAGGATACCGACATAATCAGAATAGTCTATCGAAACGGTATCGACAACGGGTACGGGGCGTTTCCCCTTTTTACGTAAGGTTCCCGCCCTTTGGGGTAGAATTTTCTTTCCTTGGTATTCGTAATGCCACCTCCTCACATGCAGAGCCGACTTATATGCCAAAGAGAAGCTCTTGGAACCTCCTCTCGCACCACCGAAAAATATTCTGTCTGATTCGTCTTTNACGAACTCTGTTTGTTTTCCCTTATGAAGCCTTATATTCATCATATTGTTATCATAATTTAATATAAAATCAACAACGATAGTAAAATATTTTTGCTACCCCTGTTACGTTTAACGTATATTACTGTATAATTTTAGGAGAAAAATGAAGACATCTACAAAAACAATGAGGGAAAAATTGGGGATAACCCAAAAACAAGCAGCAGTCTTAATGGGTTATAGTTCTCAAGAACGTATATGCGAAAAAGAGAGGGGCGCCGCAACTGAAACCCGCAGGGATAGAATAATGGCATATCTTTGGATAATCATGGGACAGAACTTTTCAAAGTACGATCTGCTGGATTTGGTCGAAGATATTGAAAAATATTGGGAGGAGACCCTTAAAAAATAATTTAACGCCGAAAAAAGGGTGGTTTTGTGCGTTTCAATATATAAGAGCTCTAACTTCTGGTATTACTTAAGTTATCGGATAAAATCATCTATTTCATACTCTTTTATGCGTGGAGACCACCGCATTGCCTTTCCCCCCCGCTTTAGTTTTACTTTCCGCCACCCGATTAACATTAACCGACCACCAGATTCAATCCATTTTAACGCTTTTGGTGCGACTAGTTCATCTTCTGTTATTTTCCGGTGATGTGCTGCAAATGACTGCCCACATGATTGGATTGCTATAATTGAATTTTCTCCCATTGCAACAACGTCTCCGAAGCCGAACATATCTTTCCGTTGCCCGAATTTCCCGGCATATGGGTTAAACCGTTCGACGATGTCGGCATCCCAACCCTGTTCACGGATATAATTTAAAGTTCTTGAAGTGTTACTAACCATAATATTAATGGACTATAACCAGACTGCCGGTTTCTTCTTGTATGGTTGTTTTTATTATTCCCTCATCAGAGTTTGTCTTACTTAAATGCAGGACATGAATTTCCCGTAATTTTGATGTATCTTGAAGCCTTATAAATTTAACTAATGTTTTTAGAGACATGTGTGATGATATAATTTGTTCATATAGATGTGGATTTATATGGTTCATTACTATAGAATCAGTAACATAGTTGCATTCAACCGCCATTATTGTGAGTCCATAAAACCGGTGTGGGATATAGACGGTGTCCGTAGCAAATAGGATTTTATCTTCGCCATCACTTATGACATATCCGAGGGGTTCTTTTGCGTTATGTATTGTGGCAAATGGGTATATTTCCACATCCCCCCACGGTATTTTATCTCCGTGTTTTACAACTATTGCCCTATGGTGGTTCCCGGTATGTGTTGCCTTAAATGTCCCGGATGACGCGAGGACATCAATCCCGGCACTCATCACCTTTTTAATAGACTTTGAATGGTCTCCATGTTCGTGGGTAATTAGACAGGCAGATATGTTCTTGCCTAAAAAGGTTGTTTTTTTTTGAATTTTCTTCCATGCCACTCCACTGTCTAACAAGAATACATCTCTGCCTGATTCCAGAATATAAGCATTCCCGGAACTCCCACTGGCAATAACATCAAAGGTTAGCATTTAGAACGGGGTTTCTCCTAACTCCCCGTTGCCAATAGCTGTTTTTATTCTCTCCATTTCATCTAACGACAAGTCTTTTTTGCTTTTTATATGATATTCCTTTATTGCATACCGTGAAATAGCCTCAAAGGCGGCTGATCTACTACAACCCCAATATTCCTTTGCAAGTCCTACGACCTTATTAAATTCCGCAACATGATTAAATTCCTTTTTCCCTCCTTCGTCTACAGGTTCTTCCCGGGGGGGATTTTCCACCTCTGGTTCTTCCTCTTTTGGACTTTGCTGGTTGTTGTCGCCACCTATGACTTCTCCGATGGCAATATTATCGTCAATATCCTCGTCGATAACATCTGAAACAGCAAAATATTCATCGGTTTTTTTAATGGCATTGAGTAATACAGAACTATCACTCGACGCATTTATAATAGGGGTTAGAGTATGGTTTATAAGTGTACGTTTTACCATGGAAGCAGTAAATCTTTCATGATTTGATCCCTTCTTAAGCCCTCCTTTTGGTTCGACTGGATTAGTTTTACTATTTTTCCAACGTTCCAAAACATCTGGCATCGTCATAATTTCAGAGGCTATAAGACGATTATTATCCCCATAAACGCAACAATATCCGCCGAGTATATTTTTCTTATTTATGTCCTCGAATTTCTGCGTATGTTTTTTTATAATTTTCTTCCCGTGTTCGATGCTATACTCTAACACATCGCCCTTATAAAATCACTTCAGCGACAATATCTTTAATGTCTGGTGACACCATCATTGCAACCGCTTTTGCCCCATGATAGGAACGCTGAAAAGAAAGTGATTTCCCATAGGCAATAAAATACCCCTGTTGTTTCATAGGGTTAAGCCCCATTACAACCATGTTTAACAAAGAGTTTATTATAGAGCTTTTTGTGCAAGAATACAATACTAGGTTTTTGTCCCTGTCCTGAACTTCTTGTAAAACCAACCATGCAGAATTTAATGCATTCACAGCACTATACGTTGGAGGAAGGTGTAAATTCTCCTCATTTTCAAGTGCTTTTATTTTTGCAATAGTCTTCCCAATAATTTCTTCTTTTATTGCCACTAACGATTTTTGTTTTTCCATTTCTTCCCTTTTTATGTTATAGTTAGCTGTTTGTGCCCCGGCGACGCTTCAAGCCATAGCATTTGGGTGTCCGTTTTTTCATAAGAGGTCAGGGCTTCGGCATTGTCTACCCAAATTGGCACTTTAATACCATATTTCTTTTGCATTACATTGCAAATATCTAAACCACCGTTAATTGTAGCTCCATGATTCAACCCTTTACCGGCAGGGACGCCATTTACTGTAATATCACAACGCTGTTCAATCCCTTTGTTTATTTGGATTCTAAACATCCGGAAGTTTACAGACTTGAATAATTTATTTACTGCACTCTCAAGCATCCGTATGCTTTCCACCTGATATAGCTCCAGAAGAGCTAACTCGCCCTCTACTGCCTGATATTTATCTGCAATATCCCGTTCGTTTTCTTTATGTTTTTTTATGTTTTCCGCAAGATTATCAATTTGCTTATAAACACTCATCATGTCGTGAAGCGATTTCCGTTCTGATATTATATCGTCGTTAGGTGCCGTCATTACAGCCATCATATCATCTTCTAATTTGATACGCCTTTTCTCTAACTCAATATATTTCTCGTTATCTGTATGATCCTTAAGTTCTGTAAGCTCCTTTCCTTTTTGGGTTAGATTGTTTTTAAGAGATTGAATTTCATTGGTGTTTATTTTCATAAATATTTTTAAATTTTCGATTTCATCAAGGATATCTTCGCTTTGTGCGTGCAATAATGTGAGCTCTTCTGCTTTTTCCCGGTTAAACTTCTTTTCACCTTCAGCAATAAATTCATCTGGGAATTTTTGTTTACAAACCCAACAAATGCCATCGCTTGAATATTTAGACTCATTTATTTCTGCTGTTTTTACATCAAGGGCATTAAGTTTTTTAACAGAATTTTCATTTTATAATTATTCTCTTTTGCACGCCCTTCCGAAGACATTATTTTGTCTTTAATAGAATCTATTTTATAAGACAGTTTTTCTTTTGGGTTGTAATATCATCCTTTATTGCGACCATTCTGTTAGATATCCTGCTAATTTCCTTTTTATTGTGGCGGTTGGGTCTGTGTGGTTGTCTAGGGCTTCTAACCTTGAATAGATTTCTTTTAGCGACGTTGTGGGGGTGTCTGGCATTGCCATTTTTAGTGCATTGATTTCTACTGGTATATCATTCAACTCTTTATTAAGCCCAGATAGCGATAGCTTTTTTGCACTTATTATGTCGTCAATATCGTGTTTCCCGAGAATATTAACTACTNGTTCTAATTTGGGGTACGCCTCTATAACTGCATTTATATCCACATCGCCAACCAAGTCAACCAACAACTGCCGGCGGTTTTTCCAGTGCATGTCGATAAACGCCATGGGGTTAGACATCAATGAAAAAATATCCGGTTTCCCAAATAAGCTACGAACCTCGTTATTGTAATCGGACAATTTTTTAGGGACACCGTCCACAAAATAATCTGTTGAGTGCCCACTAAAAACTCTTTCAACAGCCCCACGCTCCTTCACCCACTTTTCACTATATTCTTTCCTGAATATAATAATTTCCTTCCCGTCTACTAAAAATTCTGCCTCTANAGAATGTTTTAACCCGTGTTCGTGTTCGCCGTCAGGTTTTATATTTTTTACTTCAAAATCGGCATTGCCCAGAGAATCACGCCCCGTCAAAAGCCATAAATATGCGTTCATGAGCCTAGTCTTACCAGCCCCATTTTCCCCTTTTATATGTATGTTGTTGTTGTGTGGTAATTCTTCGTTTAGCGTCGCCCCCTGAAAGTTTTCGAGTGAAAGCCTTTTTAATTCTAAAGCGGACATTTACGTTTTCTCCTCTCTGATTTTGGGAATATGGTTTCGATCCTTACCTTTTAAGAGCATAGATATTTTTCTCATAGTGGTTATACTTGGTACCCCGGAATGGCTTCCCATCTTGGTCTTGCTTACAGTAGTTTGATATGGCTCCCGACGTTAAACCAATTTTTTTTGAAACGTATACGGACTTTATCCCGTTGTCGTCTAGGTATTTTCCGAATGCTGTTTTAACTCTTATCATATGACCTCTTTTATATTTACCTTCACGGTGTTAAAATTTATAAACAGTCGTAGATATAAGTAAATAAAAAAACTCCGGGTATGAAATAAGGAAAACAAATACCCGGAGTTTCAGTAAGAGAGAACCATGAGTTATAATTTAGGGCGATATAAACAAAAATCCCAAGAAAAATTTCTTGGGATTTTTGAACCACAACAAAGGAGATCAGAGATTTTCTGATACTAGGAAGGTTTAATTTTTCTTTTTATGAAAATTTTTCAAGTTTTTGAACACTGATTCCAATGCAGGTAATATCCCCTCCATTTTTTCGATTCGTGAAAAAAACGATGCACCAAATATCACTGCAACCAGTTTTTGCAATGACAGCATTGAGTTCCAGTCATACCATTCCACCCAATACCCGACGAGACACAGGAATGCGAATATTAGTGAAAACTCGGTTTTCCCACCGATATAAGTTCTGATTGTCTTTAGAATAAAAAACATTTTATTTCCCTTTCATTTCTCTTAAGATATCTTTTTGAAAGTCGATTAACTTACCAATTTTCCCATCTAATTTGTCAATACTTTTTAATAACCTCGTCAGCATATCAATTAATGCAGGATTCCCCCACCATATTTTTGTCCCCGGAGCTTTTGGGTCGTCAACGTCGTGCCATTTATGTAGGTCTGAAGTTTGAGCATCATTTAGTTCCGATGCCTCCAAATGTTTAATAAGTTTTTCTTTGATGTCAGCAGTATCTTCCCCCAATTTCGGTAGATCAATTCCCTCATCTTTTAACCCTTTTATAATTTTCTTAATGATATATATAAAAGATGCAGCAATCACCATCCCCCATGGGAGAATTTGAAATAAATCATATTGTTCCACGTTGTATTAATCCCCTATCCACTGTTTTTATAGTTCTCTCAACTGCAAGATTAGTTCTGTGTAATAGCTCCATAATNGTAAACTGCGGTATGGGAGGAGCATCCTCAAGCGTCTTTGTCAAATATTTAAACAACGTATATTGATCTATCGGCTTACTAAACCAATTCACACCCGACAATTTGAATGCGCTCATATATCTAAAGTCTGTTTTTATTTTTGAATCTCTCAACATTTTTTCCAACACTTCGCCCTTTTCGTCACCGAAGTCCCAATCACAGATTACGGCGTTATATGGTACTCCGTCATTATTTGCCCTATCAATTGTGATAAAAGCGTCGGCAGTCCCTTTTTCAATGTCAATTATAACATTTTTAAACTTTTTTTCAAGATAATATTTCATACTGCGCAAATGGTGTATATCATCTTCTACCAGCAGAATTTTACCAGCTAAATCACACATTACTTACTCCTTCCCGGGTGTATATCTCTAGCACAAGGATGATCATCAGGTACTCTTGCGATGTGGATATGACCATTCGCAATCTCAATATGATTGATAATTCTTGCTTGATACAATTCAAATGCAACTAATATCATTTTAGTTTGTTTTGCTCTTGATTTGTTTTTCCAACTGAAATCAATAGCGCCATAGCCCTTCGGGTTGGCTATAAGACAATGTAAAATATGAGGTGAAAGTTTATACCCCCCTATATCCTCGTTGTATTCCTTGCATCGATCCATGCCGGTAATTTTGATTGGTGAACCCACTTGTTCAATAAATGCTTCTGCCAAATTAAGCAACCAATCGCTGGCAAGCAATCCGCATTTGCAAGGGCAGTGGGCTTCTCCGCTGGTTATGTGTTTGTATTTTCTTCCCCCGATTGTTAGCATTTATATTTCTTCTATGGGAATAATTGTGAGCGCAGCCGGGCTATGTGGTTTTCCGTAAATTTCGTCCGATCTAAATACCTTCCGCTCATTAACACCATATAATTCCCGTTTTTTTGCCGAATAGTACTTAAATGAAATAGTCTCCCCGGAAATTTGGTTGGAATATAAATAAAGTAAAAACACATTTTTTCGTGTCGGTGGAAAATATAGAACCGACCCGACACCCCTACATTCATCCCCACAAAAAGCATAAAGCCTGTCAAGGGGAGATACGAGTATTTTATTAAAAACAATAAAGCCTGTAAGCCCATATTTATATTCATGAGGGTTAACAGAGAAGTCTGGTCTTGGCGTTTTAGGGGAAGAATTTTTGGACGGCTTTTGAGGTGGTTTCATGTCATTTCCCTTTTAATTATTTCACTTATTGATAAAAACATGTCAAGAATTTACAATTTTTATGCATTTATAAAAAAAAATATTTTTTTTACCAAAAAGTTGTGTAAATTCACACTGCTTTTGTGAAATATTATTAACGCTTTTTCAAAAAAAAACAAGGACACTACAATGGGAAATGGTTGGTGGATTCTACAATACAACAAAATATTTATGTATCAGTCTCATATGCCACAGAAAAATAGAATCCGTGGGGCTGCCGAGGCAATGATGCTTTGTCCGTCTTGTAACAGGGTATGGGAACAAACCCAATATTATAAAGGGTATTATGACAATATACCCTAAAAATGGTTTAGAAAAGGCGGTGTGTTGTGAATGACAAAAAATAATATAATACTTCTTAAAAAAATACGGTCGTGCCTACGAAAGATTGATAAATTTTTATCCCAACAAAAACCAAAAAAATTTATTCCAGATAAAAGCTTTTTTGGTAAGAATGGGTGGTTTATACACAAGGATAATAAATAAATGAGTTCATATTATAATACCACAGAATTAACACGTGAAGATAAAATAAAATACACATCAAAAGCCAAAGCACAAGAAAGTGAAATCCGGAGTTGGTTTTTACACACCAATAACGAAAACACTCCATCTGAAATATGGGAGAAGCTTTTTGATAAAAAAATTCCTATTACCAGTGTACGCAGAGCGATGACCAATCTTACAAACGGGACTTCTCCGTTCCTCAAAAAAACAGCAAAAAAACGGAATGGGTTTTATGGGAAGCCGGAGCACGTTTGGAAAATTTATTATAGGGATGAAAAACAGGTTGGGTTGTTTTAGTGGAAAAACAGGGGTGGATAAAAATACATCGAAAAATGGCAGATAATTGGCTTTGGGATGAAAAGCCGTTTACTAGGGCTCAAGCATGGATAGATATTCTATTAAGTTGTAATTACTCTGAATCACATAAAGCTTTTGGTAATACAGTTTTAACCTGTAAGAGGGGGGAGAGCTTATATTCCCTGAATACTTGGGCTTATCGCTGGGGGTGGAATAAGTCAAAAGTCCGGCGTTTTTTAAACCTATTACAAGACATGAAAATGGTTGCTATAAAACCGACACAGCAACCGACACAGCAACCGACACACCTAACGACACACCTAACTGTTTGTAAATATGACACTTACCAAGAGGATCGAAACGCAGATGAAACGCAGATGAAACGCAAACCGACACCTATTAAAGAAGTTAAAGAAGTTAAGAAGAAGAGTAATAATAAGAATAACACTAACTCTACCACCAACTTTGTTGGCAGTGACAGTGAAATTCATAAGCTTGTTACAGATTTTTATACTTACAGAAGCAATAAGCATCCCGATTTATATAAAATCCTCTTTAAAAATAAAGACACCCTTATTAAAAATTCGATATTAGAAATTAGCCGGCTTATCAGGCTAGATGGACGAACACTGGATGAGATTAGGGGTGCATTGGCGTGGGCAATAAAAGACCCTTTTTGGTCGGATCAGGTCGTCAGCCTTGCAGGATTGCGGAAAAAATCAAAAAATGGGCTGAAAAAATTCGATAACCTATTTATAAAACATAAAAAACAGAGTGGGGATGGGTTTACTGATGAGTTTATGGAAGATATGATGGGAAGAATAAATAATAAACAGGAGACAAAATGATATATGATATTACTCTTGCGGTAACATCTTTTTTGCTTGGGTTACTGTATGGCAACCGATACGGACAATATAAGGCAACAAAAAAAGGAAGGAAAAAAGATGAAGATTGGAATTAAAACAACAAGTGAAACAATGAGATTGTATAACGAAGTTTCCAAAAAAGAGAATAAGAAGAAACAACAAACAAAAAGGAAAATAAAATGAATGATAACGGAAGTAATAAAAATGGAAATGATAGAAAAAGTCTTATGGATGTCCTAGTGGCATTAGAAAACACAGCAATAAAACTAACTGACTTATTAATATATAGCGATGAAATAATGAATATAGTTTCTTCACCAAGAGGTAAACGTTTACCTACCCCCGATGAAGAAAAGGTCGTTCCCACTGACGAAGGAAAAGATATAGTTTATTTGTTTGGCGATGTGAATGAATCGATTGGAGAATCAATTATTAGAATAAGAAATAATTTTGAAGAACTCAAATTAATGATTGGATAGTATGATGAGAAAACCAAAAAAGAACGCTCTTATTCAAATTGAAAATGAAAAAACTATATTCTCGTATTTTTACAAGTTATTTACAATCGAAGCGGTTGCACAGTTGAAAAAACCAGATGTATTCAGACTGGATATTGGAGAATCTATTGCGAAGGCACGGATGGCAGAGATAATGAGACATCTCCCAAAAGATATAGATGATAGGCTAATAAAAATTGGTCATGACATCTATAATTCTTTTAATCGAAGCCAATCTACAAAAAAAAGTAACTACTGTGACGACGAGCCAGTAATTGGTAAAAAGTACTTTTTTACCGATGCAACAAACAAAACATTGTTAGATTGCCATAAAGAAGGAATACTAGCCTACGAATTAGAAAATGTTGTATCAGGTGAGTACCCTTTTAAAGATAGACTAGGTTCATCTTGGAAGCATATCATCGAAGCCAGACCAATAGTT